TTTGAATTTTTGAGTATATTTAGTCATATGAAAAAAGCACCTCACAATCTCTAGACTTTGTCTAACAATTGTAAGGCACTTCAACTCTTGGACTTTTTTATTTAGCTTTTCTAATTCTTCGGCATTATTAGCTAAGATAGATGCTGACGCTTGCCCAGTCGTGCCAAATAAGGTATTAAATAACACACCTTTTTGAGTCTTACTCATATTTTTAGTATGACTATTTAGCATTTCAAAAATGTCAGATATAGACTTCATCTTGCCTGATTTATCTGTAAAATCTTGAACTGATAGCCCAATGCCTTGTAATGACTTCTTAGCTTCATCAGTAGGTTTGATTAAGCTATTCAATACTTGTCTTAATCCTGTGCCGGCTTTATCTGCTTCCAAACCATTGTTAGATAAAATACCGATTGCGGATGCTGTTTCGCCTACTTCGTAACCAAGTGTTTTAGCTGACGGTCCCACATATTCCATTGCCACACCTAAAGAATTAAAATCAGTAGCAGTCATATCAGCAGCATAAGCCATTTCATTAACGGCTTTTTTAGTATTCTCTGCCATTTTCTTTGTTCCGTCTACTTTCATTCCAAAGGCTTCTAATACAGCTGTAGAATTATGAACAACATCATTAAAATCTTCTCCTGATGCCACACTAGCTTGTAGCATAGTTTTCATTGAACCGAGTGCTTGTGAAGATGAATAACCACGTTTTATTAACTCTTGATAACCATCAGCAATCTTTTGTTGACTAACACCATACTGTACAGACATTTCTTTACCTTCTGCCTGCATTTTAGCAACATTCTTAGTTGCTTCTGCAGCTTTTTCACCACCAGTGGTTAGCAAGTTAAACGTCTTGACATAAGCATTTTGTAAATCACTAGCTTTTTGAGCTCCGTCAACAGCTGCAGCACCAATACCATGAATAATTGGAGTAAAACCAGATAAAAATGTAGATGCTTTTAAGGTAAAATCAACCATTTTATTCTTACTAGTTTTCAAACCTTGCATTACTTTTTCATTAGCTACTACTATCCTATTAAATCCCTTAGGATTCAACCTATCCATTTCATCTTGAAGTTTCTTGGTTTCTGACTTAGCTTTAGCTATTGCTGTTGCAGTTTCATTTAATCTGATTTGTTGCTTCTTATAAGCATCACTAGCTTTAGTAGTTTTCACAGTAGTTTCATTAGTTTTATCAATTAGTGCATTTAATTCTTCTTTTTGTTTCTTATACTGCTTATTCAAGTTTTCTAACGAATCTTCAAGCCCCTTTTGTTGAGCTTTTTTAGCTTCTAACTCTTTGCCTTCTGCTCTAAGTCTTTCAACATAACTCTTAGATAAAGCTTGTGTAGTCCTATAGCTTTTCTGTAAATCAGCCAAACCATTATTATAGTAATTCATTGATGTCTTGGCTTTAGCTTGTTGTGCTTCGTAACTAGCTAATTGACGTGTTGCGGTTTGGATATCTTTCTCTAACTTTAACCAAGTATTAGCTTGATCCTTATTAGTTCTATCAAGTCCTTCTTGCCTATTTTTTAATTCATCAATCTTTTGTTTTTGAAGTTCAATAACATTACTAATACCTTCATATCTGGACTTTAAGGCATTTAAACTATCTCCAGCTGTTCGATATGCCATTTCGTTAGCTTTCCACGAATTAGTCAAAGCTGAAATACCATTCCTAAAGGCTGAAATACTTTTAGCAGCCTGGACTGTATCTACAGTAATTTTAGTAGCCATTTCATTTTGAACTTTCACTTAAATTTAACCTCCTTTCTTCCAAAATAAAAAAGCCAACTTTTTCAGTTGACTTTTATTAATACTTTAATTCACTTTAATCCATGGTACTTTTTCCATTCATCAGAACCACTACCAAAGAATGAAAAGATGAGATAAATAATAATCCAAATATAAATATGTTTCCACATCCAGCCCCAGAAGAACACTGTACCAATAATTATAGCTAGTGTTATTGAAATAATTAGTATCCACCAAAAGCGATCATTTATCTTTAACCAATTAAATACTTTCTTCATCTATCTCACCTCCGGGACTTTCTTGCACAAATATTATACCATATTTTTACTTTCCTCGTAAGCGCCTTAACGCTTCTCTTGGCGTAACTGGTCTATCTTCCTTAGCCTTAGCAGACATTACTTCAACTAACGTTTCAAATTCTTCTTCATCGCTAATAGATATTGCTATACCAGATTCCAACATCAATTTCTGTTGTAGGTATAGCAAGTCTTGATATTCATTTTGAGTATCGATCAAAGTATCTGCTAAGCGTCTAATTCTTTTTTTGGATCTTTATCCTTTTTAACTTCTGAATTCATCATCGCTTTAATATCTTCTTCGGATTGACCTTTAATTCGCATAATTACATAGTTAATATAATTACCCAATTCTTCAAAAGTTAAATTATCTTCAGCAAGATCACGTTCTTTATTAGACAAATTTAAAGCTTTCTGTAAGAAATCAAAAGCACTGTCAGCAAACTCAATTTCCATGTTATTCATTTTAATTGCATTATTAACAAAATCTTCATTGCTGGAATCTCTTTCTTTTAATAACTCAGTTCTATCCTGTTCGATACCTAGCTTTAATAGTTTATTCATCATCATATCAGCTAATTTGATCTTCTTAACCGTTACTTTAACAAAAACTGGTTTCTTTAATCCAAGTTTTTTTGTATTAATTTTAACCATAATAAATCCTCCAACGTTTCACATTTCTCGTCTCTGTTTATTTAACTAATGTAAACCGGAATCTCCGCTAACAGCTACACTGCCTGTTTTTGTTCCACCAGGGATTTTAAGACTAGCTACACCGTCAAAGCCACCAAAAACTTCTTTGAACATCGCATTAATATCAAATCCTGCTTCATCATCAGCCCAAACCTTATAAGGTTGTGTTACCCCTTTATCATCAACAAAAGTTGTATCTTTAATTGGAGCTAAAGCTTGATAAGTCAAAGTAGTATCAGCTTCTGTAATATTGTTATTATCAGTACCATGATTTTGTGCTGCTTGAGTTAATTCACCATTTGCAAAGCCTTCATAAATTCTTGTTCCATCCATATCTTCAGAACAAATTAATAATGCTACGTTAGGCTTAGAACCAGATGTAAGCACATAACCACCTTTACCGTCAGATACATATCCTTTTAGGCGGTTTAATAAGTCTTTTTTGATATCTAACATAGTTAATGCAACTTGTGGCTGTTGCTTACCATGTGTGATGCGCTTAGCTTTATTATTTGCCCATTTAATCGTACCGTTTTGTTCTAAACCAGTAATATTAGCAGTTGTAGCACCTTCTCCATCGCCATCAACTACTTCAACTCCTAGTTCACTAACACCTTTTTTAGCATCCTTGATAATATCGCCTTTATCATCAACGATACCAAATGCTGCGTATAAAATACCATGAGTAGTTGCTCCTGCCATTCTATATACCTTCTTTCACTTTTAAAATTTTTGAAAAATAAAAAACCTTAGTCCATTGTTTTGTGTCTGGGTCCTTAATTCGATTCCTTGAAGTGTCAATCTCCCAATCATCGCCATTAAATAATTTGGCTAATTCTATTTCATGATTTTGAAAATCATCGCCACTTAACTTATAGAAAATCTGAACTTCAACCCCTACTCGCCAATACTTGATCTTCATATTGGCATAAAGACTAGGTTCATTTAAATATTCAGTAATTAATACTGTATTTTTATTTGTATTTACTTCTACATTACTTGGAATAGAACCAGAGTATAATTCATCTATCCAAGTAATATCCTTCATTATTTTTTTTGCTATCGTGGTTGGTGTTTCCACTACTTACCACCTCGCATTATTTTGTCATATTCAGCCTTATTAGCTAGTAAAACTTCTATCTTGGACTCATTAACAGTATTATCTACAAAATGAGTTGCTGGCATTTTAACTGTTCCGTCATTTAAGAATCTAGCAATATAAGCCTTTTTACCAAAACCAACTGTTGAGCTACCGTCTTCTTGACCGTCAACATTAGTATCTTGTGACATAACATATTCTTTTAAATGCTTTTCTTTCTTGTGATTTAACTTAGAAACTGGTGTATTTTTTCGTAAATTCTCTTCTAGTACTTTAGCTCCTGCTTGAGTGATTTTCTTTTTTTGTTCCATATTAGGAACAAGTTTATTCAAACTCTTACTAAAGTCTTGTAGTAATTTTTCAAAATCATTAGCCACGCTTGCCAGCTCCTTTCTTTTTCCTAATAACTACATAATCATAAGCTATATAATTATTAGTATCATCAGGAGAAATAGACACTACTTCATAAATTTCATTTTTATATTTAGCTAATGTAGCTTCCTGAACTTTATCATTGTGTCTGATTGCCACAGTTAGAGTATCATCAAGCCCTAAACCAGTTAATTGAAACTGTTGAGACATGGTTCGTCTTTGTGGAGCACACCAACATTTAAATAAGCTAACTGGCTTTTCAACTGTATCTCCAGTTAAATCATCAGCTACAAAATTAACAGTCTGGAACTCGATACGCTGATTAAATGAAGAATGTAATAACTTCTTAGGCATCGCTATCACCTTCTTCGTATAACGCTAATTTCCCACGTAATTGTGAGATTATTGCATTTAAAGTTAGATTAATAGGATAAGTCATTACATCTTGTAAAGCTACTCTGTAATCATAATAAGCACCAGCTAAAGCTAAAATTGCTATTTTTTGAATTGCAATAACATCTTCTTGTTGCCAAAATTCATCATCACCACCTACTGCAGTTTTAATATAAACTTCAGCAGCATTAATATATGAATTCAGTAATCTATCATCATCATCGCCATCAATTCTAAGAGATAACTTCAAATCATCAAGTAATATTTCCTTATCCATCTAAATCACCTCTAAGCTTTAGGTGTGCCTACTAAATTAGCTTCTTGATCTTTAATAGTCTTGAATGAACCAGCTACCCAAGCTTCACTATCAGTTGCTACTACATCAAAACGATCAATTACACGAACCTTAGTTAAATCTTTTTCAAACGCTCCTCCACCAATGTTAGTAGATAATAGAGACATATTTTCACGATCAAACAATGTTACTGCTTGTTTTAGATCACCATAGTATAATGGATGATTTCCAGAATTATCTGGTAACCAACGATCAGCAATTTCAATTACTCGCTTACCTTTAATGATGTATTGATCTGGTTGTTTAGGATCTGGTTGTAATAAGTAACGTCCCATTGCATCCTTAACTTTAGCTAAAGTATTCAAACCAGATGTATTAGTCATCAAGAATGACGTTGTTTTAATTGCAGGATCTACTCCTGTATTAATTAAATCGATAATACCGTCAAAATCTGCAATAGTTGGTTTCTTAGGCGCCTTATTCATTACATCAATAATTGCCTTGTTGCGTGTAACTACTACCTTTTTAGCAATCCATGCAGATAACCAAGCTAAGATATTTTCTGCAGTATCTTTCAATAAAGTATTTGTGACAGTAGTAATACCTGCATAACGTTTAATTGCGAACTTGATTAATGTTAGTTTTGGATCATCATTATCACCAATTGCTGCAGTTTCATCATCTAGATTAGCTAATGGTGTAACATCAGTCCATTTTTCAAACACACGAGAACCACTTGGCATAGATACAGATTCACGATTTACGTATTGTTCTAATGAATCATAACGGCGTACTAATTGATGAATAGCTGTTTGAATATCTTCAGGAATTGTTAGGCCAGCATTATTACCACTATCATCTTTAGAAGATGTAACCATCGCTAATACTTTAGGATCGTTATTCATCATACCAATAAAATCTTTAACGAATTTTGCTTTTAAATCTTTTTCATTATCATTCAATGGTTCTTTTGCACTATCTGGCATGTTATAAACTTGTTCAGCTCGTGCAGCATCTAATTGTTCTTTCAAATTATCACGACGTGCCACTTCTTTATCACGTTGAGCTTTCAAGTTAGCAAATTTTTCTTCATCATAATTATCATCAATTAAAGCAGCATTAATTTGCATATTTAAATCTGCTACTTTTTGTCCAGATTCAATCCAAGCATTATTAAGTTCATTAATATTCATGTTTTATTTCCTTCTTTCCATTAAAATAGCCAGTTTCTTATCCTTTAAACTTGGATTTTCAAACTGGCTTGTTGTTTTATTTTGTTGTTTATCTGCCTTTAAAATTAAATTCATTAACTTATTAATAGCTGATTTACTAGGTATATCTTCCATAGAATTCATAACTGGTTCATCATCTTCTTCATTAACGAACATAATTTCATCAGCAAAACCTTTATCTACTGCATCTTGAGCAGTTAACCATGTTTCATTTGACATCATTTGTAAAAGGTCAGATTGTTTCATGCCTGTTTTTAACTCATAAGCACTGGCAATAGACTTATCAATTCCACTTAGAACACCTGCCTCATGATCTAAATCATCAGCATTTCCATCTACACGAGTCCATGCTTTATGTATCATGATTTGAGCTGTTGGTGCAATTGATACCGTATCTCCTGCCATCGCAATTACTGATGCAGCGGATGCAGCTAACCCTGTAACATTAACTTTTACATTAGATTTATTATTCTTTAGCATACTGTAAATTTCAGAGGCAACAAATACATCGCCACCATTCGATGCAATATCAACAACAATATCGTCATCACCTTCAGCAACTTCTTCATCTAAAATTGCTGATACTTTTTTAGGGCTTATACAAGTCATGCCAAAATAATCATAGAACATCGCTGTATTATCATCAACAATTGCTCCTTTAATTGGTATCTTCCGCATCGCTATCACCTCCTTTCGATTTTAATATTGCAGGTTCTGGTAAAGGCAAGTCTTTAGGTAAATAACCTGTTTCTTGAAGTAAATATCTAGCTTGGTTATGAGCCAACATACCATTTTTGGTTAAGCCTGATAACGTTTGAGCATAACCATCTTGTAATGGATCAATTGCTGGTCTAATGTTGTATCTAATATCTGCGTTCAACTTATTATCAAGTTCTGATACAATTGATTCCATATATCTAGATAAAGCATTGGCATACATTCCTTTTATTTGGTCTAAAGATGATTGCTGGTCTCCTTGACCGTTTAAATAAGAATTAGGAATACCATATACTTTAGCGATTTGATTACCAGTCCAATCAGCTTGTGCTAATAATTTAGCAATATCCGATTTTATTTCTAAAGGTGAATATTCTTCTAAATCATCAATTACAACTGGTCCATTATTTGCAGCTTGAACTTGCCTCATAAATTGTTTAGAACGTAAAGCTTTTAATTTCCAATCAATAGTACCTTCTTTTTTGATTTTCAAAATACCAGGTGCCATAATTGCTTGACTTAATGCTGCTCTAGTTAATTTATTAGAATCATTTTTAATATTAAGTTCGTTAGATAAGGCAGATAAAGGACTAATACCTGTCATACCACCATTTTTTGAAAGTAGTCTAAAATGTAAAACGTCATTTTGTGGGACGTTCATTTTTACTCCGATTTTCGGTTCGTCAAAGGTAATATTGTAAATTAACCCTGATCCATCATCTAGTAAATATGCACTAACTTGTGATGGACGTAAATATTCCCAATGATGATCTATACCATTAACGTTTCGCCAACGATATATAAAAGCTTCTCCACCCAACAACAGTTGAGCAAATATTGCTTGCCAAAAAGTATGTTTATTTGACGTCAAAGTTGGATTATCAATTATTCCTTGATATCTAGTCTTACTACTGATAATTTGTGAAGATGCTAAGTCTCCAGATAATTGAAAAATTGCTGAATATATATCTGAATTCTTTAAGGCTTCTTTAGCGCTGATATAAGTATCACTATCTTTACCAGTTAGAACATTAAAAACTTCTTCATCGCCAAAACCAAATGGAACACTCATTGTTGACGTTTTTAAAGCATTATTAATATTAAATATTGGCATTAACTATCACCTCGCTTTCGTTCAGAGATGACTTCAACTAGCCAACCTAAGACAAATAATATTAAGGATATTACAAACCAACCTAGTGTAGCGTTAATTCTAAAGGCTGTATAATCTAATACAACCATTGCTGAAATAAACAATAAAACGTCTGAAAGTTGCCATAAATATCCTATAATTCGTCTAAAAATCATCAAAATCACCTCCTAATAATCCAGATTCATCACTCATATACCAATCTTCAACTTGTTTGGTTGTCATTAATTCAACTTGTTTTGACTTATCATTAGCTATTCCAAAATCTTCAAAATGGTACATTGCCTGATACATCGCATCAATAATTGCATCTACCACGTCAATCTTAAGGGTTGCTTTAGCTTTATCTACTTGAATACCGATTTTATCTTCATAAATTTGTGCATTCATTAATGCTTTTTCCATGATTTTATCGTCAGGACGTGTAATTGTCCCTTCAATAAAGCATTTCTGCAAAAATTTTGTAGGATCTTTTAGCTCTGATGTTCGTTGCCTGATACCTTGCAATGGATAATCAGTATTTAACTCCAGTTGCTTTATTGTAGTAGTTGCTCCCCAATCATCATAGCCAAAGAAAATAACATTAAGATCATTATCATGTATGTAGTTTAATAACCAATGATAAACCTGTTCTTCATTAATCAAACCTTGTGGATGACTGGTAATAGTACAATAACCTTGCTTAGCTAATTCACGATAATTTATACCATCTTGTTTTTCTTTAGCCTCAATTGAACCAGCGTGTTGCCAAGGAATAAATGAATGTTGCTCAACTCTCCATTTAGGCACACCATGATTGGCTGAATAAGGATATACAAATGCTATTGCAGTATTGTCAGAAAACATCGAATAATCATATCCAATGTATACAGTCCTACCTTCAATATTGAAATTAGGTTGGATAGCTCGTTCTATATCGCCCAACTTCAAAAAACTATTGGTTGCTTCTGCTAACCATAAGTTCAAATTCTTATTTTGAAAATCTGCTACATTACCAGACAACATATCTGCATCACGTTTATCTTGCAACCCTTCCATTAAAACTTGTTTTTGACTATCTAAATATAATAAAGGATTTGATTTATACCACGTTTCTGGCTTAAAAGTTTCATCTAAGCTATCTTGAGCCCAAATTAATCCTAAAAAGTTATCTGCATCGCGTTTGTAGTCTTGTTCCATCGCCTGCTGAATCATTTTTTGATCTTCATGAAATGGAACGCTAGGGTCTGGATAAGATGTTGATATCTGAATGAATTGATGATTAGGCACTTTAACTTGACCTGAAATAATCTTACTAATCTTTTCTCTACTTTTTACTTCTCCAATTTCGTCAAAAATAGCTGTTGTAAAGTGAAAACTATCATATTGTCCTGATTCATGAGAGATAGCACGTAAAACGTTATTCTTTTCTTTCATAATCATCTGATCACTTTGAGCTTTAAAGTCAACAGTAGCAGCATAATCTTTAAACATATCTGTCTTAACAATGTACTTCATCATTGTTTTAATATAACCAAATATCTTATTAGTCTGTTTAAAATTAATTGATGCCACTAGATAATCTTGATTAGACAATCCTAAACTTTCTATAAAGTAGGAGTAGCACATTAAAATTGCCATCAAGTAAGTTTTACCTTGTCCACGAGCAACAGATACCATCGCACGACTAAATCTTTTTCGCCCTTCTAAATTTCTCCAACCAAATAGCATACAGAAAATAAACTTTTGCCAATCCATTAATTCAGTTGGAGAACCTGTATCTACATTCGGACACATTGAGGCAAATAATAGTAGTTTTCTAGCTTGTTTGACTGAATAACGATAAGGAAATTCCTTTGTATTCTGTCTTTGCAAATCTCTTAGGTGTCTAAAGCAAGCTAGCTTTATTAGATATCCCGTTTCAATTTCTTCATCAAGCACTTTAAAAGCATATTTAGTACCTTCATCTTGATATTTATCTCTAATATCTGAAAAATCGATACTATGATATGTTCCTAAAACATCATGAGTTTGAGTCAAATCTACTTCCACTAGCTTTCACCTCCAAAAATCTTTGCTAATTTTTCAGTTGAATCTTCTTTTTCTTTGCTATCAACCAATTGCATCAATTCAGCTCGTGCTTTAGGAGATAAGCCAAGTTGACTACCAATACTAGTTATCTGTATACTAGCGTCTTTCATCGTTGCAACAGCTGGGTTCTTACGATAACCAACAAAATCTTTACCTACTATCGAACCACTTGCGTCTTGAAGTGATTTAAATATCTTAGTTTGAATACCGTTCTCTAAGACATCATCGTAAGCTTGACGATAAATCTCATATTGCGAGCAGTACAATTCTACTAATGCAGTATCTATTCTTTTAACTCGCTCTGTACTTTCTAAAAAGGGCACGATTTTGCGCCAACATACCTTTGCTACCGTTCCTAAGTGCTTTGGTGGCGTACCGCTTAAACGCCCATCATTCTGCTGATAAAAGACTTTTTTAACCACTGGCTTACCTCCTTTCAATCACGGTACCCCCCCCTAGGTAAAAAATTCAGAAATTGCACTTTTTTATAAGGTGATTCCTATGTGTGCGCTCTTCCTTGGCTCCTACTAGGGCGGGGGATAAATTTAAATTTACTTTTAATATAATTCATCCGATTTGTTTAAAATGCATCTACGGATATTTTAGGGACGTTTTAGCAAGTCTATTCATTTTTAAAACAATCTCACTAATATTTGTAATTTTAGGTACTTGCTTCAACTGGTTATCCTTACCTGTGCCATAGTACCAACGTTCCCAATCTGTTTTGAGTCTATGACACTTTGAACATATTGTAGCAAGGTTACCAGTATCAGCTCTCAAGTCTGCGTCATATTCAATTGGTACAATATGATCTACTGTCTTAGCACTGGTAATCTTATTAATTACTTTGCAATACTGACACAAATAATAATCTCTATTCAATACCAACTGTCTTAAGTTTACCCACTGCTTACTACGATAGAAGTTATATTGTTCAGACTTATTACTATTCCTATTACGTGTAACTGTATTGTAGTGATGCTGATATACCTTACTTCTTGACCTTGCCCACTTCTGTCTATTAGCTATATACTCTGCTTCATAACTATAATGTTGCTGACAATAATGGTCTGGTAATTCCACCATTGCATGACAATCTTTATACCTGCATCGTCTAACTCTTGGCATATCACTCACCACCTTTTCTTGGCTGTATTTCATTCGATTATGTCTTTGATTATGATGATCCTTGCATAGTGTTCTAAGATTATCTAAGTCCAAAGCATACTCTGGATAGTGTTCCAAGTCCTTGATATGATCCACTTCAAGTACACCTGATGATACTCTACCTTCATCTTTACACCATTGGCATTCATAGTTATCACGAGCCAATGCTTGTTGTCTTAAGTCTATCTATTCTTTAGAGTGATAGAACTCTACTCGTTCAGCCTTATCCAAATACATCGCCACCTTTAATAACATATCTATTCATCTAGCTTAAATGCTCTATTATGTATATGACTATAAGCATCAAAGTAAAGTTCGTTCTTATCGCCGTTGTATGTTACTTCATAATACATACCATCGCTAACTATAGTTGATAGTAACGCTTTGTTGTTTTGCAGTGTTCTGTTTAGCCACACAACATACACATCGCTTGTGCTGATATGTACTGGTAGATTAACACTACTTAAGTTCATAGTTGTGTTAGTGTAATCAGCTACTTTCTCTTTACACAATTCTACAAACTTATCGTTATCCATTAGATACACCACCTTTTAATTTGATTTTGCTGATATCTCTACTGTACTTACGCTTACGTTTTACTGGATGTTTCTTGTAATGTTTCTCTAACTCACGTAACATCTTCAGTTCTTCATAAGTCTGTACCTTTCCGAAATCTATACTATCCTTCATAATTTTCTCCAAAATAAAAAGCCAGCCTGATAGACTGACTTAAAAATTTTCATTATAGAATTGTTTTAGTTTATGTAATTTAGTTTGATATTTCCCTTTAGTTTTAATATCTTCTATTTCATCAATTAAATTTTCTAACCCTTTGAAATCGACAAATATACTATCTTTATCAATATAATCATCTGAATAGTAAGGTTTTAATCCTGTACTAATAAATCCTTTGGCTTTACTGTTATAGTGTGATAATTCTCCTTTGAAAGCTAATAAAGTCTGTGAACGAGCCACTGCAATTAAATTATTAATTCTATCATCACCAATATTAATTTTTCCAGCTTTTTCGATAAATTCAACAAGCTCATCACTTTTAGGCCCTACATCCATATATCCCACACTAGAGATATTAGCTAGTTCTAATTGCAAAATTGGATAAACTGTTTCTTTAAATTCTTCATACTGCACCATTGCTTCATCAACTTTTTTAGACAATGAAAAATATTTTGTTGAAATTTGTTTAATTTCAGGAACCAGTAAAAAAGCAACAAAAATTATTACAAGCAGTCCGATTATCATATATCCTATACTCACTTTGCACACCACCATTAGAATATAACCAATGACAAGTATTACACTAATTACTAACTTCAATACTCTATCCTTCATTAAATTTCACCTCAATAAATATAATACAAAAGCCTAGCCATAAAGACTAGACTTCTTGAAGTGAAATTTAATTTAACAACTAAAGTACGCATTAGTAAGTTTTAACTCTCGTGGTCTATAAAGCGACTAACCTAACTTACCTTTGCTACAATACCATAATAATTCACTAAAGCACCGTTGCAATTCCGCTAATTTTCCGTTTGATTTCCGTTTTTATTGATATATACATGTAAATTAGGACAATCTGGTTGTACCTCTAATCTGTCTGCAAATTCATTTAATGCATTAACTTTTAATTCTGCATATCGAGTTTTTTCATAATTCAATCTTTGCATTATCTGCCAATCATACATATCATCTAGATATTTAGCAATTAGTATTTGTTTATGAATTAAACGACAGTTATTTAAAGCTTTACTAACTCCAATTAAAATGTTCTTTGCTATGTATGATTTAGATTCAAAATGATTTACCAAAATCTCTTCACTGCCATTTTTAAAACTAGGTGATTTAGGCATATCATCAATCACTGGCGAACGTAAAAATGACGGTACTTCGTTTGCCATTCGTAATAATTTATCTAAATCTTTGTTAAAAAAATTCCTAACATTTCTAGCCGTTTGGACTTCGTCGACTGGCTCAAAAAGTTCCATATAGTCCATTTCTACACTCTCCCTGTGGTATAATTATTTTAGTTGATATTAGATGCACGTTTCCAAGGGAGCGTGCTTTTTTATTTACCAAGAAACAACATTAAAAACGTCATAGATACAATGACCACTCCTACAACACTGATAATATCTTTCGCATCTTTGTACTCATCTTTATTAGCAAAAATAAACAATGTATAACTTAAGATAATATAAAATATAGTTATAAGTATTATCCCTGCTGCTATTACTTTGTTAATTGTCATTTTCACATCTCCTAAAAATTATCATCATGAATGTTAGCTATTACAGAAACTTTAACCTGTGTTTCTGCTGCATCATGATTTTTAGCTCTAACAATCATATTTTTAATAACGCTATCGACTGTATACTCAACTAAATATAATTTCATCTAATCAATCCTTTCTCATAGTTATAGCTAGCTAAAGCCTTGCTACGCCCTCAGAACGTATGACCATCTCAAATCATGTGGATGCAAGGCGGTGTTACAGTTACACACGAAGAATATAATGCACGGAGGATTTTCTCCTCTCTGTTTAATTTGCCTGTAACTAAAAGTGTATTTAAAAGATTAAGTAGGTTTTATAACCCTAATTTTTGGCAATAAATTTGCTTGGTTGCTACTGCATGAAATAATGGAAAAGGGAAAATTACACCTACCTTTGTAATAAATTTTTGTTGTTTGTAGCTCACTTGCATCTCTATCGCCTATGACTTAGCACCCTTTGACAGATACTAAGCCTGTACTGTTTATATCGTTATTTGAGAGATCCTGATTTACGTTGTTTGTGAATGTATAACGTTCAAATAACTAGCTAACAGTTTTAAGACTTGTTAAGGTCAGGCGTTTTTCTTATAAATTATCGTATAGTAAACCACATTATTGTTTGTTAATATGAAAGTAGTTTTAGATATTTCATCATCTTTTAAATAATTAATTTCAAGTGCTAATGCTCCTCGTTCATTGGTGTGTTCACTAACACTTGATACTCCAGTAAAAGTAACCGTATTTCCGTTATTTAGATAAACGATCACTTTCTCAACATTGCCTTCATGTAGCATTGTGATTCCTCCTTTCAAAGCGTTAAAATTCATTACTTAGTACGCTTTTTAATGCACCTGAATTAATTTAAGTTTGAGATCTAACTGGTTAAATTCAAATACTAAATTGCTAAATTCATCTTTAAATTCATCAAACTCTTTGAACTTAAATTGATTCGACAATCTATTTTCTAAATCATCTTCAATTGCATTTAACATTACTGTTAATACATCCATTTTGCATGACCATTCTGCTAACTTAGCTTGCTTTTGCTCTTTTGTTAATTCTCCAAACAAATCCTCAATATTTTCATTCATCCCATATACCTCATTTCAGACTATTCTTACACTGTGAAACCTAATTGCTCTCAATCAATTCAATTGCATCTTCAACACTTCTGCACACTCCATATAAAACAGGTTTATCTTCAATGAATTTCTGGAACTTAATCTGATCTTCTCTAAGTTTTCCAGTTTCATTCTTCACCTCAATCAAAATCATCTTTCCATCCCTGTGTCTAAATCCTGTGATATCTGGCCAACCTTTAGGTGCTAGTTTTATTACTGTTCCAAATTTTGTCTGTACAGTTCCGGCATTACTTCTAAACACTGTGCATCCGTGTCTAGTAACTGCAACCATAATGTCATTTTGAATTTTTTGTTCTAAAGTCAATCGTAAAATCCTTTCTCAAGGTTTACACTAAGTTTACACATAGGTTTACATTACAAACATTGATATATCAACGTTTATAAGCAAGTTTACAGGTTTACACTAAATTTAAACTTTTTACAATTCCACCGTTATTTTTTCTCTCTGTCTCTTCCTTTTATATAGAATATATATACTTTATATATAAATTAGTGTAGTAGTGTAAACTTATATACATAAAGCCCTATATATCAACGTTTTAAGGTTTACACTAAGTAGATTTTTAGTGTAAACCTAGTGACAACTAGTCTAAACCTTTTTGTATCCTCTCTTAGATATTCCATTTATTTTTTTATGAGCTGGCTCCCATTCTTTATGATTATCCATAATGTATTTAATCTTTTTGGCCAACTTTCGATTCTTGATTAAGTTCTCTTCTCCAAGCTCCTTAGCTATTTGAGATGATGTTATAAAAGTTCCTGGCCACCCTGCTAGCACTTCTTCTATTTGAGTTTCAGCTTCATCAATGTACATGAAAGACTTTCTATTTTCTTCGAGCAGTTCATTTTCTTCATCTGATAACATAAAATTAAAGCCTTTCTTGTAGTAGTGGACACATTCACCCCAGAATTGCTTGATGATCTCTGGTGTTAAATCTGTGATAGGATTTTTAATTTGTCTGCGTTTGTTGGCCATGTTTGGCATGAATCTACGCTCACCAGTTTTGTCCTTTAAATACGTTGATTCGTTAGTTGTTCTGGCAATGACAAAATTCTTAGGTCTTCTAACTGCACTTCTGCCATAAGGTGGTCTGTATTCCAATTCTTCAGATGAAATGAACTTTTTCAATGTTTCAAAATCTGAATTGTTAGTAGCTGTCATTTCATCATCATTGACAATTAAAGCTCTTTGCATATTCATATAACTATCTTTGTCCTTAAAGTCTGTAAACTGGTCTGTATACCAACCATTTGAAATCTTTTTTAGAAAAGTGGTCTTACCTACGCCTTGGCCGCCAACTAGATCCAACACATAGTCAAACTTAGAGTTAGGATTAAAAACTTTGGCCACAGCTCCAACGAAAAATATTTTAGTCTGCAGCGTTGTCACTTCACTGATTTCAACCCCTAAAAATTCTGGTAACAATAACGCTACACGTTGTTCTCCGTCCCATTCTTTTTCAGCTTCTTCTAAGTACTTTTTAACCGGGTTGTATGAGTTACTTTGAGCGTCGTTACTAACTGCCATCTGCAGTAGTCTTTCAGTAAACAAAACTCCATACTTATCTTCAATATATCTAAGAATACTTGAGATATAGTTATCCTCAACATATCCACATTTTATGTGTAGTTGTGGAATACTTTTTATAACTTCATCAGCAAACGAAAATTCGTTATATGCAAATGTTCCTTTAAGAATCTCATCTTGTTCTAAAATCAATCCTATATTACGCAAAGAGTTAGCTTTGATAGTTCCACTTTGCGTCATTGTGAATGGAATTGGCATTTTTACAACGTTTGTTGATTCATTCTTTTCTGCTTTTTTAATTGCATCATCAACACTCATTTTCTATCCGCCTCCATTCTTAATTTCTCTATTTAAGATTGATTCAAACGTCCTATCTAGCTCCTTTTGTGGTAAAGGATCATTTGAATTTTCATTTGCTATATTCACTAACTTGTAAGCTAATCGTGGTTTGACTGATCTAAAAAATAATGCTCCACATAAAGCAGCCAAAGCTTTATTTCTTTGACCCTGATCACCTAGACCACTTGCTATTGTTTCTAATACATCTGTAGTTGAATTACGTTCTCTAGTTAAATTTAAATCTTCACTAACTCTATTAGGATGACCCTTAGTAGCCCTAGATTGATTAATAGTTCTAATCAAATCTAATGGAGCTTTGACAATTGGATTCTTATTTTCCCAAGAATATCCTTCACTAGGTGCAACTACTACATAATTATTAGGATGTGCTTTTATGTCGATTCCAGGTTGCCAACCTATCATCTGATGTAGTGTCATCTCGTCTCTTTTAAGATAAAATAACTGCTTACCACCATGTTTAGTGGTTTGAGATAGTGTTTCTGGAAACCAGTCTTTAGGCAGTTGATCAAACGAATTAAAACCATCTGCTCCATTCTCGTGTCTATCAATATCCACTACAAAGAATTTATCAGTTTTTAAAGCTATACTTGCAGTTGGATATTTTCTCCACAATTTCTTGATTTCATCTGCTGTTAAAGCTGGTCTATCAGCAAATTTAATCAATGGCTTTTTATTTAAAAGTGGTAGCACACTCATTCCTTTAGCTTGATATGCCAGTGCTACATTTACTAAATTCTTCATAGCAAATCCTTTCTAACGGGCATCTCACCCGTTCGGTAGTTTAGAGTTACTGCTCTAATTAGTCTTTAGAATGGAACGTCGTCATCATCAACAATAATTTCATCTGGTTCTTCTGCTTCTTCAAAATCATAATTACGGTGTGTATATTGTGGGTTCTTCTTGTTTTCACTGACTGTTAAATGCATTAAAACAGTTCTACCTTCAGCTAAAGCCAATGCATTAGCTAAAGTTTCAATATCTTCCCAATCTTCATCTTGAAGTTCAATTCCTGAATTAGATGCTAACTTAGCAATCAATTTGATGTTACGTCCAAGCATTGGATTAGGATTACCTTTAGCAGTAGTTTCATCTAAACTCAAATTAACAAATTCTTTTTGGCCAGCATGTTCACCATCTAAAACCTGAACTCTGATTGACAATTGTTCAGAACCCCATGGAGTATCTTGGTTCTTGATGTTATCAATCATTACGACATAATCTCCTGAAGGTAATCCTTCAAAACTATTTACATTACCTTTCTTTGTGTCAAATCCTTCTAATGCCTTTGCTGCTGCGTCTCTTAATCCCATTATTCTTTACCTTCCTTTACTTCTTTTTCTGTTTCAATTTTGTCTACAATTTTCTTTTGTTCTTTAATTGGAGTTTTAACAGGTTTGTCAAATACTCCTACAACGTTATCTAGGATTCTTAAAATATCCTTGTCATCAATTTCTTCACGTACGTAATGTGTACGTCTGTCAGTAACTCGTCTGATGTAGTTCTTTCCTCTGCGTTTAGTCTGGATAACTAAATCACAGTTACCATTAACAATGTTGTAGTACTTAGTTTTCAGACTAGGTACTTCAACATCACTGTCTCCTTCTTTTGCAACCCTTGAGATATAAACAACGTTCATAGGTAGTGATTTAAGCTCTACTACAAAGCTTTGTAGTACACTGTTAAACGCTGAGTAACCTTTACCATATGGAATGTCAGCTAAACTTTGGACGTCATTCTCGTAACAAATAGTTTGTTCAATCATGACTGTTAAATCATCAATAACATCAATTACAATTGTTTTATAACCAGGATTCCTAGTTTTAAGCTCTAAGATAATCTCATCTAATTGATCAATCACTGAACGTTTGAGTTTTCCTTGAGCATCTCTAACGTTTGATAATTGAATATCTTGGGCTGGAATCATTTCCGAATTACCGTCAGTATTTAAAAATAGTGGTACTGGAAATCTCTCAGCTAGATAAGATTTACCTGACATGGTATCTCCAAAAATGAAGAAGTTTCTAGGAATTCTTCTAACCTTCTTCTGTCTATTAAGTGGTGGTAAAATCGACACTTTAATCATTCCTTTCATTTGATAAAGCCACGTTGCTTAGCGTAAAAGTAAGCCCAACCTGGTTTGTAGCCTTTCAGCTCTGCATAAGCCTTAACTTCAGCGTAATTCTTTAGTTCTGAAGGCACCTTATCTGCCACGTTATTAGCGACTTTATCATTTATGATCTTTCTGAATATTTCTTTCCTACGTGCTACAACCTTTTTCAATTCTGCTTTATCAACTACTTCAATTTCTCTTTCTTCAACTAAATCAGCTCCACAAAATGGACACGTATTACCATTTCTGTAGAATGCTGCAAAACAACTAGGACACGTTGATACTGGTTGAATCTTAGGTCTATTACTTTCTTTTTGTTTCTTAGTTCCTTCCAAGCTCCAGTACCTATCTTGAGTAGGTAAACCAAATCTTTGAACATTTCCAACTTGATCAATGATAATTGCTGTTTTACCTGCTCTAGGATTCATTGACCGCATTGCAAATTGCAGATACAAGGATAATGATTTGGTTGGTCTCAGCATGATTACACAATCAACATTTGGTAAATCTAGACCTTCAGTAAATAGTTCAGCATTCGTAACTATCCTTACCTTTCCGGCTCGATAGTCTTTGATGATTTGGTCTCGTTCTGCTTTTGGAGTAGTACCAGATACTGCTTTGGCCAAGATACCTTGTTGACAAAACTGATTGGCCAACCTCTCAGCAGATTCAACATTGTAGGTGTAAGCTATTGCTTGCTTACCTTTGGCCAACTTAAGATACTGATCAACTGTTCTACCGTAAATCTTAGGCTTAAAAGCGTCTTTAATAGATTGTTCATCATAATCACCAGTACGCTTAGTTTTTAATTTTGAAGTGTCTAAAGCAACTGGGGCATAGTAATCAACTGGAGCTAGAAACTGATTATCAATCAACCACGAAATAGGTTTACCAATGATTAAGTCATCTGCTACATCTTCAAACCCTTCTCCATTTAGTCTTACTGGTGTAGCTGTGAACAGTAATTTTAAAGCGTCTGGGAACGTTTCAAGTATTCTACGATAACTTCTAGCTAGAACGTGATGAGCCTCGTCTACGAAAATGATAGTAGGCTCTGAAAGCTTATCTACACGTCTAGTAAACGTTTGAACCATACCTATTTGGGTTAAAGCCATATCAACTTCATTAGCCTTGAAAGTTTTGATAACCTGGTCTACAATCTCTTTTCTGTGAACTACAAACATCACTCGATTACCTTTTTTAGTAGCACGTCTGGCAATCTCGGACATAATCACAGTTTTACCTGTTCTAGGTGGTGACTGAACGATTATGGAGTGATGTCCTTTTTTGACGGAATCATATATGTTATTAATTGATTCCAATTGATAATCTCTCAACTTGAACATTACTTAATCACTGTTCCTCTGTTTGGTTTAAGATGAACACCTGGCACTTCTTGACCATTCTTTAAAACCTTATATAGTTCTTTCTTATCAGCAGTAACTTCTGTTTTAGTTTGTTTAAATTCTTCTGGTAAATTATCTAGACTATCTACAATAACTGATGCCTTATAATTTCTAGGCTTTAAAATGTGGTTTTCGGTTTGCAACTCTTTGATACCAGCATCATCTAATGCTCGTGTCATGTAGTCTTGTAAAGATCGATTTAAGTTGTTGAGTGATGTTTGCTTTGCTCTTAAATCTTTGAGTTTTTCAGACAACCAATCGAGTTGCATTTTGTTTTTCTCAATCCAGTAAGCAATATTATCTAATTTAATTTCTCTAGCATCATTTATTGAATCTAAAGTGTCAGCTAACACTTCTGAATCTAAGTCTTCACGTTCTTCTAGGTCTCTATACGTTTGATTCAATTCAAATAAGTTCATTACTTGGTTCCTCCTATTGGTTTTAATAGTTCTTCTAGTGAATTTCTGTCATTAGGTTCTAAATCAAAATAATTAAGCTGATAGAAAGCTTTTATTACTAAAAATTTCTCAACATCACTATCTAGTGATTTCGTGAAATTGAATAATGTGTTAAGATTAATGTTGTTAATATTTTTTTGTTGTTCAGTGGTTGCCGCCACTGATTTTTTTGTATTTAGCACCTTTCATCACCTCCTTTAAATCATCATTTCTTCAATGATCCAGACCTTCCCACTGCCACATACTGGACAACGTTTAACGTCATCTACATCTTGCATTCCATAAACCTCAAAGACTAACTCACATTCATCACACTGCCAACGTCCACCAGTGTCATACTCTAAACTTGGTTCATCTTCCACTTTGTTTGCCTCCTAATCAAAAAATTCACCTTTTTTAATTGCTATAACAATTCCGTGTAATGCATATCCAGCAAGTACGGATAGCCCAATCAATGTAAAATAAGCTGCTGTTGTTAATTCGATCATCCTAATCATCCTTTCTAAAATAATCTAAGCTAACGTCTAAAGCGTCCGCTATTTTACACATATTTTTAAATGAAGGTTCAACACCATCTTTATAACTTTGTAATGTTGTTTGACCAATTCCTGTTAATTTACTCAATTTATATCTCGTTATGTTTTTAGATTTAAGTAATTCTTCTAACTGATTCCACACATCTACCACCACCCTATATATAGTGTTATAAAGTTTGATTACTACAATATATTGTAGTAAAATAAGTATTAGCAAATAGACAGCCTCCTAAAAATGTTTATTTGTTATTTTATAAAGAGAGGAAGTGAAAATATGTCCCGTAACCAACATGTTGTGCCTGGGAAGAATGGTGGTTGGAATGTAAAAGGAGCTGGTGCAAAACGAGCTACAGTTCATACTGAAACAAAACAAGATGCTATAAACATTGCTCGTAACATCTCTCAAAATCAACATTCTGAACTTATCATTCATGGCAGAAATGGTAGAATTCAAAGTCGTGATAGCCATGGTCATGATCCTTTCCCACCTAGAGATAAAAACTAGTCTTTACTAGGCAATAGTCTTATTTTGAACCCTTCTACTAATTCAAAGTTATCATTTGTGATCACTGCAATTGGTTTAGGGTTCTTTTCTTCTGTTTCAATAATTACTCTTGTCCAATTAACCATAGGTTTATCTTCACTATTTGTTTTATTTATAAACTTTTCTATTTCATTCATTTGCCATCATCCTTTCTCTTTTTCCAAATTCTATATAGATCTACACTGCAGGCATAAGCCATGCAGATTAAAATACCGTATATACACCACATATCATTTCCTCCATGTAAATAAATCTTTTAACCAACTAACCAATATGAATACTGTCACATAAATCACACATCCAATTAATACTGCTAAAACTGGTTCCATTAGGTCACCTCAAATTTTTCTACTTGCCATATATCTATCCAAATCTTCTTTATCAAAGAATGGTTTAGTTCCACCTTCTATTGGATAAATTGGTCTTGGTGCATCTGGTTCTTTTCGGACATTATCAAAATATTTAGGCTCCATTCCACAATACTCAGCAGCTTGAGATCTATTTAGAAATCTTTGGTTATTAAACTTCATTCTTTCTTCTGCCATTTTCAACAAAGCGTCAAAAAGCTTGTTTAAAAAATCTCCTAATGCTTTTTTGCTAAATAAGTCTGCTAATTCCATATCGCTCACCTACCTTATTTACCTTAATAAGCCTTCATCTTTTCTAACGTTGATTCACTTGGTTCCCAATTAACTAATGCTTCTGCAATAGCTGTAAAATGCTTTTGTTTGATCAATGTTCTTGCAGGAACTCCTGCAGCTTTTAAAATCACATTATTTAAATCCCATCTCAACAAAGCAACTTGGTTTTTGTTGTAAATTTGATGCTGACTAAGATATCGATCTAGCTTTTGACCAATCTTCCTAGATAACACTTGATAATCTTTAGATGATATTGGTGTGTTATCTTGAACATCTTTTGTTTCTTGCTTAGCCATTGCTAACTTAACTTGATGTTCTTCTTGCTCTTCAATCCAACGCTTAGCACGCTGGACTGGATCAGTAATCATATATGAATCTTGCTTTTGGATGACGTATCTCATATTGAAATAGTTATCCACCAACTCGTCATAGATTTCCCAAGCCTTGTTATCTTCAAGAATTTTGAGTAATTTAGCGTATCCTCGTTCTGAGAGGAGGTAAATGTTGTTGGAATTGGCTATTTGTTGCCTATTAAAAAACTCGGTCAATTTGATTGACCCACTTTCAATTTTCAAATCAATAACATCAATACCATCTTTAAATCTTGCTCTGTTCATGTTAATTGCTTGATTAATTGCTTTAACTGGTCTGTCATGGATAGTAGCAATATCTTTAACTAACATTGCTTTTTTATTCTTACCAAAACCGCCCTCGATTCCAGTAAATTCAAAAGTACCAATTTTTTCAGTTCCTAAAACTTTTAAATCGTTCATCTTATTCAGTCCTTTCTTTAAACATAAAACTTAATCAAATTTAGTTTACTAGGTCGTTTTTATTAAGTTTTTTACTTAAAAATTGTATTAAAAATAACAGTTGGCTCAACTGCATAAATTTTAGCCAACTTATAAATATTTTTAGCATTTGGTTTTGCTTTTCCTTGTTCCCAAGCAGAGACAGTTGTTTGTGATACACCCAATTTCTCACCTAGTTCATCTTGATTAAACCCCTTATTAACTCTTAATAATTTTAGAGTAGGCTCCATTTTTAATCATCTCTCTTTCTATTTTATGATTAACCATGCTATTAAAGCTATGATTACAATTACCGGTAAAATTCCGCCTTGAATATTTATCTTCACGTCATATTTACCATTTTTAGTTGTCTTAGTATAATCAAACTTTCCTAGCAAAAATTTTTTCCAGTTCATATTTTTATACCATTATGATAAAATGTACACTAAAGATAAGGGTTATCACCCCTTTCTTTAGTTAATTTATTAGGTTAGCGTTTAAACCTAATTTCTATTTTTATTGAAATTACTGGGAATAATTTCAAATCTATTTTGAAGAAGAAATCTTTAATTGGTTTCTTCTTTTTTTGTACATTCTTCATAACTTTCTCCTTTCTTTAATTGTTAAGGCTTTAATCAACCTTACATATACTATTATACTAAGTTTACTTAATAAGTCAATATGTTTTATTAATTTTTTTGCTAAAAAGTAATTTTTTATTAACTATATTATTAAGTAATGTTATTATTTAACTAAGGAAACTTAATAATAGAGGTGAACTACAATGATAGGTCAAACAATTAGAGATTTAAGAAAATTAAAGAAAATGTCACAATCAGAATTAGCTAAAGTTGTTGGTGTTTCTCAAACAACCGTTACAGCGTGGGAAACTGGCAAAGCTGAGCCTTCTAGTTCTGCTATATCTAGTTTAGCCGACTACTTCAACGTAACCACCGACTACTTGCTCGGACGTCCTGAGAAAAAAGATGATAATGTTGATTATGTAGCGTTAGATAAAGCATTAGATAATGCACGCTCATTTGATGGTGAACCTATGGACGACCACGATAGAGAAATCTTGCGTGGCATTTTAAAGGGATATTTTACTACTAAGAAATAAGGCGGGTGTTTTTTATGAATATTCGCATTAAAGATTTATTGAGAAAATATAATGCTGCTTTAGTCTATAATGATGATTTACATAAAAAAGGCTTTAACATTCCTATTAACTCTACATCTAACATAATTGTGGTTAACTCTGATTTGACTGATGAAGAAATCGAACAAGTCATACTTCATGAATTAGGACACTCTGCCAATGATGACAAAGTTATTGGTTCTTACAATGACTACCTTGTTCCACGTTCTAAAATGGAATCTAAAGCTAATGATTTCATGCTAAGAGAATTACTAGAAAACTACATATTAAGAACAAATACTGATCCTACTGATATTAATTGCGTATCATTTTTAGAAAGTGAAAGATTGCCAATGTCATTTGAAGATAGTGTACGTCGAATTATTATGGGTGAGTTGAGTATTTAAAACACTTTCGACAGTGTTTTAGATTGAGATATATGACCAATGATTTGATGTCGTTAAAAGCTAATCTTGAAAATAAAATTTAAGGAGAGATTTTATATGAAAAAAATTATTAGGTATACTGCATTAATGACTTTAGGATTGACTATAACTCCTGCTTATTCTTCTTTAAGTGAAAACTATACTATTTCAGCTAATACGCTTAGCAAGAAAAAGTTAAAACAAGCTAATAAAGAAATGAAAGCATATTTAAAACAAAATCAAGGATTTGCAGAAGGAACTTTAGATGAAAATGGTAATCCAACAGATAACGGTACTCCAAATCCAGAATTTGATTATGCTACATATGTTAAAAAAATTAAAATTACTGAAACTAAACAAGCAAAAGTCTACTATAATTCCAAAATTACTGATCTTACATTTGATGAACTAGACGAAGTAAGTTCAAAAGTTCAAGGAATGATTACTGCTTGTCTAGTAGAAAATAAACACATCTCTGATGAACAGGCTGTAGATGGAACTTTCCTAACTTTTTATTATGGTGAAAATGCTATTGGCCATTCAAGACTAACCAATTATAAAGAATTTAAATGGTACACCAAATAATTTACAAATGTCACTTCATTATTAGGTTTAACATATTCAAGATATGATATAATTAACTTATGAAATAACGGTAAGACCGTTAGCTAATAGAGATCCTAAAATCAATATTGGTTATTAAGTGAAGGGACAACTAGAAATGGTTGTCCTTTTTCGTATATATGAATATATCCATCCCCGTCGAAATCGACGGGTTTAAACAGAACTTAAAAAGAACATATATTCTAAGGAGATGATTATAATGGCACAAATAATCAAATATACTAAAAAAGGAGAATCTTTATATAGATTTAAACTATATTTAGGTATTGATCCAGTTACTGGCAAACGTGTAGAAACTTCCAGAAGAGGTTTCAAAAGAAAAAAAGATGCAGAACGTGTAATCAGACAATTGCAGTTAGACTTTGCCAATGGAAACTATGGAAAAGCTAAAGATACAAATATTAAAACCTTTGATGACTTGTTTAACTTATGGTTTGAATCATATAAGAATACTGTGAAACCTAATACAGCTGAAACTAAAAAAATAAGATATGAACGAGTTGTAAAGCCCTTGATTGGTAATGCAAATATTGAAAAAATAACTCCTGCATTAGCTCAACAAATAGTTAATAAGTTGGCTGCTAAATACAAGAGTTATCGACAATATCTAGTAATACTCAATTCTCCATTAAATTATGCTGTTAAATTGAGTATGTTAGATGTTAATGTTTTTAAATTAGTAATCTTTCCTAAAGCCACTGATAAGAAAAAATATAAACACATTGAATCTGATAATAATTTTTACTCTAAAGATGAACTTATCACTTTTTTAGAAAATGTCAAAGGATATAATTTCAAATACTATACGTTCTTTAGACTCCTTGCCTATTCTGGTATGCGTTCTGGTGAATGCTTAGCTTTACAATGGAAAGATATAGACTTTAATGATCAAACAATTACTATAACTAAAACCACTGCATATAATCCTGGTAGAAAAGAAACAACTATAAATACACCTAAAACTAAGAAATCAAAAAGGGTAATTTCTATAGATGATGTTACATTATCTGTATTAAAAAAATGGAAACTACAACAACAGAAGAAACTATTGAAATTTGGTTTTAATGCTAATAATTCTCAACAATTTTTGTTTACAAATCCTGAAACTAACCAATACTACCCATCCCATGTTGCAACATCTTGGTTAGGAACAGTATACCGTAATTTTCCAGATATGAAAAAAATAACTGCACACGGTTTTAGACATACTCATGCTTCTCTTTTATTTGAGTCTGGTGCTAATATCAAAGAAGTTCAAGAACGCTTAGGACATTCGACTTCAAAAATGACATTAGACATTTATACTCATGTTACACAAAATCGAAAGCAAGAAACATCACTTAAATTTGCTAATTTTATGCAGAACTAA